TCCTGGGTGACGAGGCCAGCGTACCCGGTGGGCTTGTAGCGGGCCTGGAAGTCCTGCTCCTGGAACTGGACCTCGTTGGCGGCGAAGTCGAAGCCCATGGAGGGGTCCGGCTGGCTGCTGTTGAGGTTCATGATGGCGCGCCACACCGCGAACGGGTTGCCGTCGGGGGAGAGCTGGCGGGCGACGTGGTCGCGGAAGGGGGTGACGACCGGGATGAGGGAGACGAGCTGCGACAGGTCGTAGCTGTAGATGCCGGTCGACTCGAGGATGCCGGTGGTCTGCGCCTTCATGATGGCGCCGAGGGTTTCCTCGGTGATGTTCGCGAGCGGGGTGCTCATGGGGTGCCTCCTGGGCATGCGAAAGCCCCCGGCGCTCTTGGGCGTCTCGGGGGCTGGGGTTAAGGCGTGGGTGCGGGCTTAGCGGCCCGTGATCTCCCGGAGCTTGACGATCGCCATCTCGTTGAGGGCGGTGGCGGCGCGGGTCTGGGCGCCGGCGTCCTGGCCGCGGTAGAGCTCCTGCTTGAGCTCGGCGGCCTTGGCGAGGTCGATCTGCGAGGCGGTGCCTCGGTCCTGTCCGCGCAGCTGGTCGCGCGGGGGGACTGCTCCGTTGGTGAAGACACGCGGCTCGGCGGTCTGCTCCTCCAGCGCCTTGACCTGGCCCTTGAGCGTCTCGACCATGCCGACGAGGGCCACGACCGCATCGCCGGTGGTGGCGATCTGTGCGGTGGTGGTGGCGGCGTGCTCTGCGAGGGCGCTCTTGACCAGCTCCAGGAAGCTGCTCTGAGTGTCCGAGGTGGTGTCGGTGGTCTTGGTGACTGCCTCGTCGTCGTTGGGGACGGTGTCGGCGGGGGTTCCGGCCTCGGCCGCGGGCTGCGGCTCCAGGTCGGGGGTCTCGGTGGCGGCCTCGCCGCCGTCGTTGGAGTCGCCGTCGGTGGCGTCCTCCATGTCGTCGGCGTCGGCCTCGCTGTTGGCGACGGGGGTGATGTCGTCGGGGTCGACGATGCCGATGAGGCGCTTGTTCTGGTCGTAGACGACGACCATGGCCTTCTTGCCTTCGCCGTCGGCCTTCTCGACTTCGGAGACGACCTGCCCGGCGACGGCCTTGGGTTCGGCCTGCGCGGTGCCCATGGCGGGCTCGCCGCCCTGGTTGGCGACGGTCTCGGCGGAGCTGGTGGGCTTCGGCATGGTGTCCTCCTCGTTCGCGGTCTTCTCGACGGGCGCGGCGGGGAGCGACGCCAGCACCTTCTGCAGGGACTCGGCGGCCTCGCGGATGGCCTGCTCGTTGGCGGCGGACAGGACCCGGCCTGCCTTGGCGACCGGGGCGAGGGCTTCGAAGGTGTCCAGGGCGGTGATGTCGACGGCGTGGAGGGCCTTGCCGACCATCTCCATCTCGGCGGCGAGCTCAGCTTCGGCCTGCTCCTCGACGGCGAACCCGGCGAGGGTGTCGATGACGTAGTCGAGGGCGCACTCGGCGTCCTTGAGGTCCCAGGCGGCTTCGATGTCGTCTGGGTCGGCGGATGCGGCTTCGAGCATCTCCCGCTCGGCCATGACGCACAGGGCGTTGCGGAGCCGGACCGCGATGGAGGTCCACTTGCGGGCGGTGGCGGCGTCGATGGCCTCCCACGCCGGACTGCCGGGCTCGCTCGCGTTGCCGGGGGCGTCCATGTCGTCGTCGGGCTCGGCCAGGACGATGGTGGCGTCGAGCTCGTTCATGGCGACGTCGCCGTCGAGTTCGCCGACGATCGTCTTGGCGACGTCGATGTCGAACTTCTTGGCTGCTGCGCGGATCTTCGGCATGGCCTTCTCTCCGAATGGCGACTGGGGTGCGCGGGAGAGGGCGTTGCGGACGTGCGCGGCGTCCATGATGGGGAAGTGCCTCAGCGAACGGGGGACGGTCTTGCCCTCGTCGTCCTTGCTGCCACCGGGCTCGATGTAGGCGAAGTCGCTGTCCGGGAGGTCGTTGATCTCCTTCGTGGACCTCTCGGCCTTCGCGACCGAGTCACGCTCGGCGGCGCGGATAGCGGCCTCGTGCATGAGCTTCGCGATCGCCCCGGGGCTCCCGGTCATCGTCACGGTCTCCTCCTGGGGTGTCGGGTCGGCGGTCTTGCCGATCAGGTCCCGGATCGCCTCTGGGGGCATGAGCCCGGCCTGGGACTCCTGCTTCATCAGCAGGAATCCGGCGCTTCCATTGGCGGGCCTCGAAACGAGGTCAACGCGAGGTACGTTGGCGTCTACGAGCTCCGAGAACTCGGTGTCGTCGCCGAGTACGTCCGTCATGTGTCGCTCCTCGGTCGAATGCGTCTGGCCATGCCCTGCGGGCTGAATCCCGTGACCTTCCCGGACTTGACGAGCTGCCAGGCGGTCTCGTCGCAGATGCCGCCGATGAGCCAGTCGCCGGCCTTGATGACTGTGCCGTCGGGCTGCTCCCAGTCCGGGCCGCGGTAGATGTACGACTCGGTCACCGTCATGTGGCCGAGGGTTCCGTCGGCGTGGAACAGCCCGACCTCCGCCCCGCCGGGCAGGAACGACCAGCAGGCCTTTTCCAGCTCCTCTGGAGTGAAGAAGTCCCGGCCGCCGTCCGCGCCCTTCGCTATTCGGGGGTCGCGGCCTGCCTGATAGGCGAGGCCCAACACGAAGCGGGCTTCCTCAGCCATGCGGGCCTCCTTCGGTGTCGAGGTGGCATCCGCAGTGGGGGTGGGCTGGTGGGGCGGTGTGGCCGCTGGGGAACTTGCTGCCGACGGTGATGGGGCCTGCCGCTGCGTTGGCTGCGCAGGGGCCGCAGGCGTTGACGCCGTCGGTGATCCAGCGGTGCCGCACGGTCGCGGCCTTCTCGACCTGCTGCTCCTGCTCGACTCCGAGCGCGGCCAGGACGGCGTCGAGGTCGGCGAGGAGTTCGGGCCGGACGGTCGGGTTGTCGGCGAGGTGTGCTGGGTCGACCCACATGATGGCTTCGACCTGGTCGCCGTCGAGGTCGTCGGGGTTCGTGATCTCCCGGTCGCCGCGGACGGGAACCATGTCCTCGGTGTCGACGGTCCAGACGATGCCCTGGTAGATGCCGCTGGCCCAGGAGCCTGTCTGTACGCCGGGGGGCGGGATGACCCCAGCCTCCTCGCTGAACTCCCGCCAGGCGCCCATCAACGGGCTCTCGTCGCCCTCCAAGTGCCCGCCGGGAAACTCGAGGGTTCCGCCTGCGGGGTCTTCGGGGTCGAGGGCTCGTTGGAGCATGAGGACGCGGCCGGTGTCGGCCGCGCGGACGGCGAGCCCAGCGACGGCTATCTCACCTGCGGCCTTGCGCACGGCGGCGCGTCCGGCCTGGTTGAGGCGCCGTCCCCGGGTGGGGTCGACGTGCCGGAACTCGAAGTCGGTCCAGGTGCCGCGGCGGCGCCGGGCCTTGGCGAAGCGCCGGAATGCCTGCATCTCGGACTTCGCGAGTTCCTCACGGTCCTCGTCGTCGTCCTCGTCCGTGTTGCGGACGAGGTCGTAGCCGGTGATGCCCGTCTGCGACGTGATGCCCGCGGTCGGGGCGCCGTCCTTCGCCACCTCCGCCTGGGGCGGTGTGACGGGCTGCGGCGGAGGGGCCGCGGGCATCGCCTGGAGGCCGTACACCTGCTCGGCGAGGGGCTCACCCTTGGCCGGCGGAGCTGGGACGACGCCTTCGACGCTGGTGAACACGTCGTGCGGCAGGGGCGCGCCCGGGGCCGGGGCGCCGGTGGCGGGGTCGACCTGTCCCGCGACCGCGTACAGCGACGACAGGGGGATCGGGCCGGCGTGGGAGGTGAACACGAAGCGGGGCATGGTCTGCCCTGCGGGCTCGTTGAGGCCGTACCGGTCGGCGCGGAGCTCGCTGCCGGAGATGACGCCGAGCTCCATGTAGATCTTGTCGGCTTGGGCCTGCTCCAGGCGGTCGGCCTGCTCTTCGCCGAGGTCGAAGAGGAACTCGAGCGGCAGCCCGAGGTCGTCCTGGAGGAACGCGGTGAGGATCCCGGAGATGTGCCGCAGCAGCGGCAGGTCGCCGACGCGGTGCTGCACGTCGGCCTGGGATTCGCCAGAGGAGCGGTTCACGGACTCGGTGAAGCCGAGATCGGAGGGAACGACGTGGAAGGCCGCAGCGGTCTTCCGCATCAGGAAGAGGCTGAACTGGTCCGTGAACTCCTTCTCGTTGGACCACGCCAGCTTGCTGCCGCCCGGCATCCACTTGATCTGGTGCTTCGCGGCCTGATCCCCGTACATGGCGGAGTCCCAGTACTCCTGGAACTGCTCGATCTGGTCCGGGGTCCACTCGTCCGGGGCAGCAGCGAACGCCTCGGGGATGTTGCCCTCGGTGAAGCGCTGCAGGAAGTACGCCTGGAACCGGAGGTCGGTGTTGGCGTTGAGGAGGATCGTCTCCAGCGGTGCCTTGCCGTACAGGCTGTTCGGGACCTTCCGGAACGGCTGGTAGATCAGATCGTCCTGGGTGAGCCAGTTCCACGGGAGACCGTTGACGTACTGGACGTACGCCTCGGCTGGTGGGGCTGGCG